AATAATTCTGGTTACTCATCAAAAATTATACAATAAATGAACGGAACTGATACTAATTATTTAAGTGGTTTTCCTAGTCAGGTGGTACCTATCGAGGAGAAGAATAGTTGGGACTACGGCTTAAAAGTGGCTAGAGCAATAGAGAACGAGTGGTTCAGTAATAATAGATATGGGGCTGCCACTACACGTACTGGTTTATATCAAACTAATTATGCAGAATATCATAATAGAAGATTATATGCTAGAGGAGAACAGTCAATTCAAAAATATAAAGATGAGCTTTCTATTAATGGTGATTTATCTTATTTAAACTTAGATTGGAAGCCTGTTCCTATTATAGCTAAATTTGTAGATATTGTTGTAAATGGATTATCTGATAGAGATTATGAAATTAAAGCATTTGCTCAAGATCCAGAGAGTTTAAAACAAAGAACTCAATATGCTAGGGATTTAATGAGAGATATGATGATGAAAGAATTTTTAGTTAAAGCTGAAAAGCAGTTGGGAATGAATTTATCAGCATCTGGTGAAAAAGAAAATTTACCAGAAACCACTGAAGAACTAGAGTTACACATGCAATTATCCTACAAGCAGAGTGTAGAAATAGCTGAAGAAGAAGCTATAAGCCAAATATTAGAAGAAAATAAATATGATCAAACAAAAAGACGTTTGATTGAGGATTTAGTTATACTAGGAATAAGTTGTGTAAAGACAAATTTTAATGCGGCTAATGGAATTACTGTAGAATATGTAGACCCATCCAATTTAGTTTATTCCTATAGTACAGACCCAAATTTTCAAGATCTTTATTATGTGGGAGAAGTAAAAATGATTAGTATGGGGGAACTTAAAAAACAATTCCCATATTTAACAGACGCTCAATTAAAGAAAATTGAAAAATTTCCTGGCGAGATGAATTATTTAAGAAATTGGAATGAAGCTCCAGATGTGGTAGCTGTTATGTTTTTTGAATATAAAACTTATATGGATCAAGTGTTTAAAATAAAACATACTGATCAAGGATTAGAAAAGGCATTAGAAAAGCCAGATACTTTTAATCCACCGGATACAGATAATTTTGATAGAGTAGGGAGAAGCATTGAAGTATTATATACTGGCGCTAAGATATTGGGAATTAATGAAATGATTAAATGGGAAATGTCTCAGAACATGACCCGACCTTATGCTGATAATACTAAGGTTAAAATGAATTATACAATTTGTGCCCCAAGGTTATATCACGGGCGAGTAGAGTCTTTAGTAAGTCGTATTACAGGATTTGCTGATATGATTCAATTAACCCATTTAAAACTTCAACAAGTTATAGCGCGTATGGTTCCTGATGGTGTATTTGTCGATGCAGATGGATTGGCGGAAGTAGATTTAGGAAATGGTACTAACTATAATCCGCAGGAAGCATTAAATATGTATTTCCAAACAGGTAGTATAGTGGGTAGATCCTTAACTCAAGATGGAGATCCTAATAGGGGAAAAGTTCCTATTCAAGAATTACAAACTTCAGCTGCAGGAAATAAATTACAAAGCTTAATTACTACATACAATTATTATCTTCAAATGATAAGAGATGTGACCGGATTAAATGAAGCAAGAGATGCTAGTACTCCAGACCCAGAAGCATTAGTTGGTGTGCAGAAATTAGCAGCATATAATTCTAATGTAGCTACTAGACATATTTTAAATGGTGCATTATATTTAGGAGTCAGAGTGGCAGAAAATATATCTTTAAGATTAGCAGATTGTTTAGAACATGACCTATTGGCTGAGGCTTTAAAATCATCTATTAGTACTTTTAATGTAGAAACATTAAATGAAATTCAAAACTTAAGTTTACATGATTTTGGTATATTCTTAGAATTAGAGCCAGACGAAGAGGAACGAATGCAATTAGAGCAAAATATTCAAATTGCTTTACAGACCGAAGGTATTAATTTAGAAGATGCTATTGATATTAGACAAATTAATAATGTTAAATTAGCCAATCAATTTCTAAAATTAAAACGTAAGAAAAAACAACAAGCATTACAACAGCAACAACAATTGAATATCCAATTACAAGCTGAATCAAATGCTAAAAGTGCTGAACAAGCTGCAATGTATGAAGTGCAAAAGCAGCAGGCAGTAGCGGAAACGCAATTACAAATAGAACAAGGAAAAGCCCAATTAGAACAATTAAAAATTGAAAAAGAAGGGCAAATCAAAAAAGAACTAATGCAGTTAGAATTCCAATACCAAATGGAATTAGCTAAGCTTAGCAATCAAGTTACAGCGGATAAAGAAGCTGAAATTGAAGATCGTAAAGATCAAAGAACTAAATTACAAGCTACACAACAAAGCGAAATGATAGCCCAAAGGCAGGATGATTCATTACCAATTGATTTTGAAACACCAACAGGAACGATGGATACATATGAGTTTGATTCTGGATTAGTGTAGTATTTATTAATTTTTATTATATTTTATTATGGCAAAAAACAAAGACCATGGTACTTTGAAAGTTAAAAAGAAAACTATCAAAGACCAACTGGATGAACAACCAGTAAAAGTAGATTTAAAAGAAAAACAAGGGGAGGTAGTAGATACCGCTCCTACTAAAGTAGAAATCAAAGAAGAAAAAGATGCCGTTCAAGAGCAAAGCCCAAAGAAGGTGGATGTTTTGGAAGTATCCGGAGATGGCGAAACTGTGGGAAAAACACACGAGGAGCCCAAAGAACCTACCGGAGAAGGTGAAGAAAAAGTAGAAGAAGATTCTACTCCAATTGTAGAAATTGGTGAAACACCAGAAGAAACATCACAACCAGTTAAACAGGCTGGTCCACAAATGGAATTACCAGAAAATATACAAAATTTGGTTAATTTTATGAATGAAACTGGGGGTACCCTAGATGATTATGCGAGATTAAACGCTGATTATTCAAAGGTTGATGATGATACTTTATTAAAAGAATATTATAAAAAAACTAAACCACATCTTAATGATGAGGAAATTAGTTTCGTCATGGAAGATAATTTCAACTATGATGAAGAAGAGGATGCTGAGCGAGACATCCGTAAGAAAAAACTCGCTTATAAAGAAGAAGTAGCTAACGCTAAAAAGTTTTTAGACGACGTTAAGGACAAGTATTACAAGGAGATCAGGTTGAGACCCGGAGTAACTCAAGAACAACAAAAAGCTATAGAATTCTTTAATCGTTATACGAAAGATCAAGAACGCGCTACTAAGCAGCACGAGGATTTTCAAACACAAACTAAAGAGTTATTTAATAAAGATTTCAAAGGTTTTGATTTCAATTTAGGAGATAAAAAATTTAGATATGGTGTTAAAAATACTGACGAAACTGCTGAAGCCCAAGCGAATTTACAAAACTTTGTAGGAAAATTTTTAGATGACAAAGGGAACATAAAAGATGCAAAAGGTTATCATAAAGCGCTGTATGCGGCTAGAAATGTAGATACTTTAGCAAAACATTTTTACGAGCAAGGCCAAGCCGATGCTGTTAAAGATGTAGTTAAAAAGTCTAAAAATATATCTCAAGAACCGAGGAAAACTCAATCGGGTGATGTATTTGTAGGTGGAATTAAAGTAAAAGCAATTAGCGGTAGTGATTTAAGTAAATTAAAAATCAAAACAAGGAAATAACAATTAAAAACAATTTATTATGCCTATTACTCCACAATTTGGCGGTTTAATTCCTACTCAAGCTCAACAAATAACTTCGGATAGTTATCTAAGTTTTACTGACGGTGCTAATGACTTTGCTCAGCAGTATCTTCCTGAAATTTATGAAGCTGAAGTTGAAAGATATGGTAACAGAACTTTATCTGGATTTTTGAGAATGGTTGGAGCAGAACTTCCAATGACAAGTGACCAAGTAGTCTGGTCCGAACAAAATAGACTACATATTTCATATGATGAATGTACATGGGTAAGCCAAGTTGGTAATGCAACAAGACTTACTTTAGATTCAACAGCTACACCTGCTGGACCTGCTGGTCCTATAGCTAATGTTATTACACCAAATATGACGGTTGTAATAATGCCTAAAACAGCTGGTGCTGCTGCAATAAAAGCTTTTGTTGGTGCTAGTCAAGCTCCACTTATGACTATTGATGTCTATGCTTATGATGCAGCTGCTGTACCTAATGATCCTAACGGATATAAGGTTTATGTTTATGGATCTGAGTTTCCGAAAGGAAGTCAAGGTGTTCAAGAAAACATCACTCCTAATTTCACACAATTCAACAACAAACCTGTTATTATTAGAGATAGATACGTAGTATCTGGATCTGATACTGCTCAGATTGGTTGGGTAGAAATTTCTACTGAAGACGGTGCTTCTGGATACTTATGGTATTTAAAAGCTGAAGGTGAAACTAGACTAAGATTCGAAGATTATTTAGAAATGGCTTTAGTTGAAGGTGAAAATTCAGTTGCTGGTAATGCGTTCTTTGATGAAGCGCAATTAGGGTTATCTGATTTCAACGCAGTAAATGCTGAAATTCTAGGTACTCAAGGTTTATTTAGTGCAATTGAAACAAGAGGTAATGTATTTGCTGGATTTACTGGCGGATTAGCTGATTTCAATGAAATTCTAGAAAACCTAGATTCTCAGGGCGCTATTGAAGAAAACATGCTTTTCATGAATAGAGCTAATGAAATCGCTGTAGACACAATGCTTGCTTCTCAGAACTCATATGGTATGGGTGGTACATCTTACGGTGTATTTGAAAACTCTGAA